TTATAAAATTAGGATTAGCTGTACTTCCAAATCTAATACTATTACCCCACCTACCTTCATAAATTACATCCCCGGCAAAAGGTAAAAGTGGATATATATTTGATCTTTCTATAAAAGTTTGTTGACTTGTATTAAAAGGGCTATTTAATGCTATACTATTCCCGTCAGGTTGGAGTGAACCTGAATCTGTTTTTCTAACGTAAGACCCAGCTGTTGTTTGAAAGTAATCTTTATTTGAAGAAGGTGATATTCTTGGTTCTATAGGATTAGGATAAGCGTTATGGTGTGGACTATTCCATATTCCTATCATATTAATATAGTAAGCATTTCTACTTGATTTATTTTTACCTAGAGCTTTTGTTGGGAGAAAAAAAATTAAAACTAACTCATTTACTAAAGGATATGCTGATGATTGGGGGAAAAATGGTTTTGCTGGGGTGTTAGAATTTGAACCTGGTTGGTCTTGTTCTTCATAAAATATTGTTCCAATACTGGGCCAACCTCCATGGGAAATAAATTTTGGGTGATCTGCATTTAGGATTATATCTGTAACCCTAGCTATCAACATCTTTTCTTTAATAGAAGATAACATTGATGATCCTCCAGGGTATGAATTTTTTCTAGATCTTTCAGGCATTATTCCTCTTCTTTTTTGGGTGGAAGTTTAAGGTTATTTATTTCATTGAGAAGTTGTTCTTTTTCCTCTTCAGAAATACCAAACCCATTATCTTCATTACCTTCATTTGCAAATATACGTTGGAAGATGGTTGCAACTTTGATTAAAGCTTCATCATTTTTAATACCTAATTCCATGTATTCCTTAATAAGTGGTACAATCATTGTAGCATCACCTATATCGCTAATTAATGGTTTTAATTCATTAATTAAAGCACCAATTTGTTTTTCTTTTTTCTTTTGATTATCATATATCTCTTTTAAGAGATCAGAGTAGGATTTTTTACCGAATATGTTTTTATCTAAGTGACTCATATTTATTAGATTTTATAGGTATAAATATGGGAGATTAGTCTTCTTGAAATTCTACATATCCAGTATTTAAAAAATAAATATAATTATCTTTAAATAAATTATATAACCTACCGGCTATTTTTGTAATTTTGGGAGTTTTGACTTCTAAACCATTAGTAGCCATTATTTCTCTGATGTAAATGTAAAGTGCTTTTTTATTAAAAATTTCAATACTTTCTCTTTTTCTAAATAATTCTAGAATAGCATCTGCTACTTTAGCATCATTTCCTTTAGGGAAAAATCTATCAAAATTATCTTCAACATATTTAATATACCTATCCATAAAATAAGATAACTTTTCAATTCCTTTATCATCCTCTAAATTATAGGAGTAAGTTTCATCTTTATATAAATCTTCAACTGGGGCCTTTTCTATACGTTTTTTGTAATTTTTATTATTATATAATATAAGCCAACGTTTTACTATAGTACCAAAATAGGAGTAGGCTTTAGCCCCCCTACTAGGATCAAATAAATGAATTTTAGATAATAAAAATGTTATAATTTCATGTTGTAGATGTTCTATTTTATCTACCTCTGTATAATAAAATTTAAAAGTATGTATTATATTTTCTGTTAGTTTAAAAAAGGGGTAGTGAATTTCTTCACCATATATTTTACTTTTTAATTCTGGGTCATTACTATTATTATATCTAACAATAGCGTCCTCAGTATCTTGAGTAAAGTAGTTCTTACTCTTTGGTCTTCTTTTTTTAGGCACGGTTACTTAATTTTTTTAACTTTGAAATCGTTAAGTATTGATTGGATGGATTGGATGGATTTAAAGAAATAACCTACTTCATCATCGGATTTAAATGTACCTTTAGCGTCTACTTCTTTTAGTTTTTTATCTGATGCTTCAATTGTGCGAGATAATTGGTCTAAATAATTTAAATATTCTGCTAAAATATCTTCTTGTTTTTCATTTTTCTTTAGAAGATTAATAGTTGTAAATCCTAAAACTCCAACTAATATAGATAAAATAGATATGGTAATTATTGTTATCATAAACTATCTAACATATTTTTTAACCCTTCACTCTTAATTGAACCAAGAGCTTTTGTTTTTATATTAGTTTTGGGTTTTGATTTGGTTTTTTCTTTTCCTACTTCCTTTTTACCAAATTTAGGTAACCATTCTTTTTCAAATTCAATACGAGCAGCCATTAAATCAGCTTGATGTACTATATAAATTAGTGATGTTCTTGGTTTTAATTCTGGCATAAAGGCTTTTAAATAAGGTTCATTTGCAGGATCATATAATCCATCATGTAATCTTATTGCTAACCATTCATTTTTGGTTAATTTAATATCATTATCTACTAGAAGTTTTATACTACGTTCTGGGACTGACATAAAAGGTAATGCATCATTAAATTTATACATTTCACCTAAATTCTTTTTTCTCCATTCATCCTGAGATGGTATATGAGCATAATTATCTTCATCTCCTAATTTTCCTAGGTCATGGTTCAATGCTGAGAATACTAATTCTTCAACTGTGTAGTTTTGTTCGGCACCAAATTCAATCCAAATTTTATTAGTTGCTAAGGCACCTTCAATTACACGATTAACATGATCTATATACCCACCAGGAAATGAATTGTGATAAGCCTTTTTATGAGAAGCAGGCATTAGCATAAATTCTTCTTCATGTTTTTTATAGAACTTGATAAGTTTTTCTCTACGTGGATCTGAAATGTAGGTATTAATATAACCTAACATTTTTTCCCAATTAGACTGAATTTGTTCTGCTGATAGATTCATATTACCCATTTTCCCTTCCAACAATATCTTTAATATCTTGAATTGTTTCTATTATATCTCTTTGGGCTGAATTGATGGATTCTCTTGTTCCACCTCTATGAATTTCCATATCCAATTTTTTCAACTGCCCCTCTAGTTTTTGAAGTCTACGTAATGTTAATTCTTTATTTCTCATATTTACTTTTATTTAATAAAAACAGTGAGAGTATTTTACCCCCTTATATCAACCGAGTCACATTTCTCGTTTTTGTTTTATTATAGTTTCGAGCTTATTAATTCTTCCTTAAACCCGTATCCATAATATAACATCTTAGTTCTTGGGGGCCAAATTATCTTCTAGAAAGGTTATAATTTTTTGGATAAATGCGCATTTTTCATATTCTTCTATAGATTCAAAGAATTTAATCGTTAAAGATAATGCTTCATTTAATTTTTCAGTATTTTGAATTCTAATACAATCACGCCATATTTCTTTATCAAGGTTAGTTAATTTTAAATACTCCCAACCTCTATAAAAAGCCATATGTTGTCCTGCTTCTTCTAAGTCACCAAAATCACCTAATTCAGGATCTGATTCTTTAAACAGTTTAATTAACTTTTTTTGGAATGTCATATGATTTAAAACAACTTTTTGAAACATCTTTAAATGATAAGTTGGGGTAGTTCTAAATTCATCAAAACCTAATATACCCCTTACCTCATCCTCAGATGGTTCAGGATATCTTTCTTCGGGTTCTTCCCCACCAAACATATCAAATATTTTATTGATGTCTATCATTGATTATAAATATGTGAAAAAAAAGTTGGGGAGGCAAATTTAGTTTAAATTGAATTTTCTTAAAGTATAGAATTTACTATTATTAGTATCATCATATTCCTTCAAATCAACTAATACATCCTTTAAAGCTTGAGTATATCCTCTCATAAAAAACATCTCACTCATAGTGTAATTATCTGCATTTTCAGCAATTTCCTTAGTATTATACTCTATAGCTTGTTCTATAATTTTAATGTATGCGTCCATAGTTGATGTCTATGGTTATAAATATGAAGGTAGTGTTTTAAATTGGTTAAAAAACGTTTTTATAGCAAGAAAAAAGCCCCATATTTGGGGCTAATTTTAATTTAAATTTTAATATTAAACTACATACTCTAAAGCTAATTTAAATAATTCTTTATTAACCTTTTGATCTTGTCTAAAGTTTTTAATTTGTCTAGCTTTTCTAGTTTTTCCACCTGCTAAATATTCAAAATCTCCATCAATTACTTTTTCTTGAACCACATTAAATATTGACCATAAATCCTTACCTGAATCTTCAACTCTAACTGGTGTTAAAATATCTTTTAAATCAACTTTAATTCTTTTCATTTCTTTTTCATTAAAACGAGTTGTTAAAGCTTTTTTAGCAAATTCAACTGCTTTTTCTTCATTCAATTCAGTTTCCTGCATTTTATTCATTGACTCAACAGTTAATGGTAATTTTTCAACCATTTCCTTAATTTTAACCTGTAACTCTTCAAATGAATAACCCATATGTCTCATCTTAACATCTTCAAATTGTGTGTCTGAAACTACTAATCCATTTTCACAAATCATTCTAAATAAACCAGCTGTGAAAGTAAATGCATTTTTCCCATCATGGCTATTTGTTAATAATACTTGTGGAAAAACTGTATCTCCATCTTTACCATTAATAACAACATCTGGGTTTCTAAATACTACTAAATGTTTTTGATAACCTCTTGTACTATTTTTTCTAGCTTTAACAGCTTTAGCATCAACAACTTTCCAACCTAATGTAGCCATATCATTTATAACTTTACTAGTTGGAATGTGAGTGTAATGTTTTGATACTTCATCTGATGCTTTTTCAGCAAAAATAACTGGGCATACTTCTCTTAATTCTTTTTCATTTAAAAATTCACTTTTTTCAAAATCTAACATAACTTTTATTTTTTTTTATTTATACTATTTCTTAATTTTCTTATGATATAAATATAACATCCTCCTCTACGGGAGCCAAGCGCCTGTACAGGAAGGGTTAAGAAAGGTAAAAAACGTCATATATAGCTTGCCTATTACGTTAATATTACGTATATTTATTGACATGAAACATTTAATTACAATATTAGCTATATTTTTATCAACTTCTTTATATTCTCAAAATGTATTTTTTGATTATAGTACAAATCTTAAAGAACCAACAAAAGTCTTTTACCAAAATGGACAATTAAAAGAAATTGGATTTTTAAATAATGGTAAGAGAATTGGTGATTGGATTTATTATTCTGAGGAAGGTGTGAAATTAGCTAAATGTGGGTTT